AAGGTGAAGCCTTTGTTGAAATAATTCCTAATAATCATTTTGAACATCCCACAAATAATGGAATTTGTGCTGTTTACATTCGTCCGTTAAATTCCGCAAAAGGATTTATGTTGACGAACGACCATAGCGAAACATTAAACGTTGGTATAGACGCGATAAAATGTATATTAAACGCGTTAGATAAGGTGTATGTACGTGATAAGAAGGAATTTTTACATTATTTGATATTACAAAAGCTCTTTGACATTACATTAACAACGCCTACGTATATACCAGAAAAAACAACAAGCCATCAATACTTTTACTACAAATATCCCGATAAGAAGGATGTAAATAGAATAGTACCAATAGTTAAACACTATGAATATTGTGAAACGATATTTAACGACTTAAAATCAAAAATAAATGAGCCAATCAACGACTTTTACAACACAAAAGCCACAGTGGTTTTCAACGCCGTGGAGCAAAGTGGTATACGAATTAATAGAGACGAATTTAAATCGCACTTTTATGATGAGCGTAGCGAATACGTATACACGCAGTACAACTTCAAAACATTAACAACAAGACCCGCAAATAAATTCAATGGAATTAATTACGCAGCACTTAACAAAGATAATGGATGTAGGAAGAGCTTTATTCCACGTAACGATAAGTTTATTGAGTTGGATATTGGTGCTTATCATCCTACTCTTTTGGGGTTGTTGGTGGGGTATGATTTTGGTGATGAAGATATTCACAAGGCCTTTGCAAAAATGTATGGAGTGGATTACCAAAAATCTAAAGAGCTAACATTCAAACAACTATACGGAGGAGTATTCGAACAGTTTAAAGATCTGGAATTTTTTCAAAGAGTACAAATATATGTGGATGATTTGTGGCAAAGATTTAACGAAGAGGGCTACATTGAGTGTCCTGTTTCAAAGCATGTGTATAGAAAAGATAAGTTAGAGGACATGAAACCCCAAAAATTATTGAATTATGTTCTCCAAAACTTGGAGACCGCAATGAATGTTCGTATATTGTGGGACATATTTAAATCATTAAGAAACCGAAAAACTGAGCTGGTCTTATATACTTATGATTCGTTTTTGTTTGATTTTAAAGAAGGAGAAGAAGATTTGATTGATGAAATTAAACAAATAATAAAAAAATATAAATTACAAATAAAAGAAAGTTATGGAAGCGACTACGATTTTAGATAAACCTGTTAATATGTATACTGTAGATGATTTTAACGAATTCTCTACATTAAATATAAAAGATTTGAATAACAAATTATTTTGCACATTTACTACATTAGATGAGTTGGATTCATTAATTGATGGATTAACTTCTAAGTATGATATCATGTATAATAAGATATTTGTATTGCATATTAAAAGCAATGATGAATATGTTTGCACATATAATATTGATCAGGCAAATCTAGATAGCTTACCACAAAATACAATTCTAGTACATAGAAAAAAAGAATCGAATACATTGTATACTATAAATGCTCTTAATGAGTTAATTAAAAAATTAAATGGAGGAGTAGTTGATACTAAGTTTCCAATTGATTGGCAACATTATAGAAATACAGTATTACTTACCCAAAGAGATGAATTGAAGCAATTAAAAACTAAGATTCATAAGATTCTTGAAGTATAGTTAGGATTGTCTAATTATCGTTCGTATATTTACACATTAATAAAAAAGTTATAAACAAAAATTAGTTATCATTATGGATTTAAATTTGATCAAACAACGTTTAGAATCACTAAACAAACAATCTAACAATAATTCTGGAGGTAAACAAAATAATATATTTTGGAAACCCTCTGTAGGAAAACAAGTAGTTAGAGTAGTACCTAATAAGTACAACAAACAAATACCATTCACAGAAATGTTATTTTATTATGGAATTGGGCCAAGAGTAATGGCATCACCACAAAATTGGGGTGAAAAGGATCCAATTCAAGAATTCACAAAACAATTACGTCAAAGTGGAGATAAAGAAAATTGGAGATTAGCTAAAAAATTAGATGCTAAAACTCGTATTTTTGCTCCTATTATAGTAAGGGGACAAGAAGATGAAGGTGTTAAATTATGGCAATTTGGTAAACAAGTATACCAAGATTTTTTAAATATGGCTTCTGATGATGAAATTGGAGATTTTACAAATATTACAGAAGGTAGAGATATTAAATTAACTACAGTAGGACCTGAAGTAACAGGAACTCCTTATAATAGTACATCAGTAGGACCATCTTTAAAAACATCACCAATATCTAGCGATCAAAACATTGTAAAAAATGTTATTGAAAATCAACCAGACCCAATGAAAGTATTTAAAAGACTAACATTTGATGAGGTTAAAGCTGGGTTACAAGAGTTTTTAGCTCCTGATGAGCAAGAAGGTAGTATTTCATCTGAACCAGCAGTACCGTTTGATGGTGAAAAGAAAAATTATTCATTAGACACTAATAAAGGTAAAGCTAAAGTAGATCAGTTTGATGATTTATTTAAGGATGATAAAGAGGATAAAGACGATTTACCGTTTTAATAAATAAAATAACACATGGCGAGAAAGAAAAAATCACTATCGGAGGCAGTCTCTGCAGAAATACAATCAAACTTTAATTTAGATGCGTTTAAAGAGAAAAAGGGATTAAAGCAAAACATTAAGTTTAAAGACCAAGAATGGATCCCTTTATCTCAAGCATTTCAAGATGTTACCTCAATTCCTGGTATTCCTATGGGACATATTGTTCTACTAAGAGGACATTCAGATACAGGTAAAACAACGGCAATGATTGAAGCAGCTGTATCAGCTCAAAAACGTAAAATACTACCAGTATTTATTATTACTGAGATGAAATGGAATTGGGAACATGCAACTCAAATGGGTATGGATGTTAAGGAAGTTAAAGATCCTGAAACTGGTGAGGTTTTAAATTATGAAGGTAATTTTATTTATGTAGATAGAGAAACTATTAATTCTATTGAAGACGTAGCTGGATTTATTTTAGATTTAATTGATGAACAAAAGAAAGGTAATTTACCATATGATTTATTATTCCTATGGGATTCAATTGGTTCAGTACCTTGTGAAATGTCTATTAAATCAAATAAAAATAATAATGAATGGAATGCAGGTGCAATGTCAACTCAATTTGGTAATAGTGTAAATCAAAAAATTACATTATCCAGAAAAGAATCATCAACATTTACTAATACATTAGTTTGTATTAATAAAGTATGGACATTAAAAGCTGAATCACCAATGGGTAAACCAAAATTAATGAATAAAGGTGGTTATGCTATGTGGTTTGATTCTACATTTGTAGTTACATTTGGTAATATTATGTCTGCTGGTACATCTAAGATTAAAGCTATTAAAGATGGTAAACAAGTTGAATTTGCTAAACGAGTAAATATTCAAATTGATAAAAATCATATTAATGGTGTTACTACTAGAGGTAAAATTGTTATGACTCCTCATGGTTTTATTAACGATAATGATCGTGAATTAAAAGCATATAAAGAGGATAGAAAAGAAGAATGGAAACAAATTTTAGGTGGTGGTGATTTTAGAGTTGTTGAAGAGGATCAAGCATACTCTGACATAACATCTTTTGGAGACGAACCACAGTAAATTTTGATACCTGAATTACTTTTCGTATATTCACGGCACAAAAAATAATTAAATGAAACAAAAAGAACTATTTAAGCTTCTTGATGGAATTCAAGAACAAGGGGAGGAAACTGTACAGGGAGAAAGAATACTGTTTATTGATGGATTAAATTTATTCTTTAGAAACTTTGCAGTAATGAATATGGTAAATCCAGATGGTGTCCATATAGGAGGTTTAGGTGGTTTTTTTCGTTCATTAGGTGCTATGATTCGTCAAATTGATCCAACACAAGTTTATGTAGTGTTTGACGGAGCTGGGTCAGCTAATAACAGAAAAAATATTAATCCATTATATAAGTCAGGTAGAGATTTACAGCGTATAACTAATTGGGATGCTTTTGATGATAAGCGAGATGAAGATGATTCCAAGGTAGACCAAATGGTTAGAGTAATTCAATATTTAAAAACATTACCTGTTAAAACCATTAGTATAGATAAAGTTGAAGCTGATGATATTATAGCTTATTTATGTAATAAGGTAATTAATGAACCTAAAGATAAAGCATTTATAGTATCTTCTGATAAAGATTTTATTCAATTAGTAAATGATAATGTTATAGTATATCGCCCTATGGAAAAGGAATACTATACAGAACAGACAGTAATTGACAAGTATAAAATGTCACCTAAAAACTTCATATTACATAAAACATTATTAGGTGATAACTCAGATAAGATTAAAGGTATTAAAGGTTTAGGTGAAAAGGGATTATATAAAAAATTCCCTGAGTTAATGGAGCGTGATATGGATTTAGAAGATATATTTACTATATGTGAAGCTAAATTAAAGGATCATGTAGTGTATGCTAGAGTACTTCAAAATATGGAAGAAATAGAAAAAAACTACAAAATAATGGATTTGGATAATCCAATGATTAGTAAGAAAGAAGAAGAATATTTAGATAAGCTTGTCAGTTCAGATGTTCCTCCTTATCTTCCAGAACAGTTCGTAGCGTTTTACCATCAAGACAAATTAGGTGGTATGATACGAAATGTAGAATTTTGGGTAAAAGATTTATTCGAAAAATTAGTTATAAAAAAATAAGTTATATGACATTAAAAAACCTAAACCAATATGGCCCCCATTTTCAAATAAAGGTGCTATCTTCCTTATTAACACATAAGGAATTTTTGGTTAATATCCAAGATATTCTAAGTGATGAATATTTTGATAATCAAGCTCATAAATGGATTATTAAAGAGGTATTAAGATATTATGATAAATATCATACTACACCTTCAATGGATATTTTAAAGGTTGAAGTTAAAAAAATTGATAACGAAATATTACAGTTATCAGTTAAAGAACAATTAAGAGAAGCATATCAAGCGTCAGATGAAGATTTAGAATATGTACAAGAAGAATTTACTGGATTCTGTAAAAACCAACAAATAAAAAAAGCATTAATGTCTTCTGTAGATTTATTAAAAGCAGGGGATTTTGATTCAATTAAATCCTTAATAGGAACTGCCTTACAAGCTGGTAATGATAAAAATGTAGGACACGAATATTTAAAAGATTTAGAATCTAGATTTAGAGAAGATGCTAGAACTACAATACCTACACCTTGGACAAGAATTAATGAATTATTACAAGGTGGATTAGGTAACGGAGATTTTGGATTAATATTTGGTAATCCTGGGGGTGGTAAATCTTGGTCATTAGTAGCATTAGGGGGATTTGCTGTAAAAATGGGTTATAATGTTGTACACTATACATTAGAATTAGGTGAACAATATGTTGGAAGGAGATATGACGCTTTCTTTAGTAAAATACCAGTAGATAGAATTTTAAAG